AAAAATTGTAACAAAATATGGATTGCCTATAAACAATGAACAAAGCTACTGCACAGGCTGGGGATCAGGTGCAAGAACAGATCTAACCACCACAAGCTGGGTTACAGTAAATATCGCTGGAACTAGTAGTACAGGCGATAGATTAAGTGGTAGTAATAATGTACTAGAATTTACAAAAATAGATGCGGACAGTGATTTGATTGTTAGTGTACATTTTCCGTTTTATATGCCTAATGCGGGTAGTGGCATAGGCATAAGATTAAGAATTGCGCCTCCAGGATCTAATACATATGCAATTGACCAATTGAACGATGGACCAGCGCATGGTTGGGGTGCTGGTGGATATGGCGGAGATACAGCTGATATCTTAAACTACACTTGGAATACTGAAAACTTTTTATCAAATACGGGTGTTGGTGTAGTTAAGATGTATTTTGAAATGAAGTGTTGGAGTGGTTCAGATTCAGCATATGTGAACATGTATCAAACGTCTTACAACAAATATGGGTATATACATGTTAGAGAAGTTAGTAGATTACATGGGTAAGGAACAAATATGACATTACCGATTGAAATAACAATTACAGATGCGCTTAAAGCACTGGGGCAAACAAATTTTGTTTGTAGCGGAGATCCAACAACTCAAGCGGAATTTGAACAAATGTATGCTCCAGTTACTGGAGAAGATGAACATGGTAGTGCTATTCTTGAAACAGATTCCAGCGAATGGAGCGTAACATGGACACAAGTAAAAGCAAAATATGATGAACTTGTCGCAGCTCATCCAATTTCGTTATTGCGTGAAGCTAGAGATAAAAAGTTAGCTGTAACAGACTGGATAGTAACTAAAAGTTTAGAATCTGGAGTAGCAGTTCCTAGTAGTTGGCAGACTTATAGACAAGCACTTAGAGATATTACTGAAACTTATACAAGTTTAGATGACGTAATTTGGCCGGAGAAACCACAATGAGTAGAGCAAAAGAAATGAGAGAAATGCCACTGGGTGTTGATGCACACACCACTGGCAATATTACAGTTACAGGTGATATTGACATCAGTAACGGACACTTGGTGCATGGTACACAACACTTTGATGGAGGTGCTACTGGAGGCAACGGTGATCTAGCTTTTGTAGAAACTGACAATACTGTGAACAATAATTATACACTAAGTACTAATAGAAATGCAATGACGGTAGGACCTGTAACACTAGCAAGCGGTGCAACAGTTACTATACCAAGCGGACAAAGATGGGTAATACTATAAATGAGTAAAGTTAGAATATACGGTGATGTTAGTGGATATGTAGATATCGCTGTACCTGACAATGCAGGTACAACCACGTTGAATTTGGATAAAATACCACAAGCAGATATCAATGGTAATATTGCAATGGATACTAATACACTGTATGTTGATGCGGCAAACAATAGAGTTGGTGTTGGCACTGCTAGTCCAAATACTACATTAGATATTGTGTCGCCTAGTGGTGGTGAAGCAATAAACATCAGAGGCAGAAGTGCAGACGATATTGGTCAGTTAAAATTTTACGAAAACGATGGTACCACTAGTTTAGCCAGATTAGATTCTAGAACCACACATTTTGAAGTAGGCTCATACAACGAGCTTAGATTCTCAGCTGGCGGTGTTGGCAACTCACATGTAGTAATTGATACTAGTGGCAATATCTTCTTTGGAGCAAACAAAACTGCTAACTTAGCACAAGTAGGACTTCAATACACTATTGCTGGTTCTCTTGCTGTAACAAGAGATGGCGGGGGAGCGTTCAATCTCAACCGTCTTACATCTGATGGTGAGATACTGGGATTATGGAAAGATACTAATAAAATTGGATATATTGGAAGTAATACAACAGCAGGACAAAGCCTATTAGATATTAGTTCTGAAAATGATTCTAGTAGTAACATAAGATTTTTAACTTATGGTAGTGGGTCTCACAATGAAGTGATGAGATTAGCATCTAATAAAATGGTAGGAATCGGTATTACCGCTCCAACAGCAAGTTGGGGCAATGGTACAGGTGTACAGTTTAATCCTGTGGGTGAAGTTCTTGCTTCTAAAGTAAATGGAATTTCATTATATTTAAATAGAACTAGCTCTTCGGGTTCAAACAGAGCTGTTATTAGTATAAACGAAAATAACAGTAATATAGGAACCATCGGAATGGGATCCGGTAGTGAATTAGCAATATCTACAAATGCGGGAACTCAATATATTTCTCAAAAACTCAATGGAGATACTGATGGTGTTCAATACTCTAATGTCGGCACATATCATTTTGGTCCTTGGCTATCAAAAAATGATACTATTGACTTAGGAAGATCCAATGGTGGCTGGCGTGATTTATATCTAACAGGCGGCATTCAGTTTGATGCACGGTCTAATAAGTTGGACGACTATGAGGAGGGCGAGTGGACTTATAGCTTGCCTTGTGCTGGTAGTGGATCTTTTACTGTAAGAACTGGATATGCAAAGGGATTCTATACTAAAGTGGGTAGGTTGGTCACTATTCATCTTAGATATGAAACGCAAGGACGCTCTTCTCCAAGTGGAGATATAGAATTAGCAGGTCTACCTTTTAATGTAGATACAACTGCACCAACCGGTGGTAACGCAAGTTTTACCTATCCAATACTTTTAAGAGGTGCATCTAGTTCAAGTTATGAATGGGATTACAGTTTTCATATAGGACTAATCCCAGGTACAAATACAGGAAAGTTTTACGGGCAAGGTGATGGTAGTACCCATTCTTACAGAGCATTACAGCCTGGAGATATAAGCAGTAATTTCGAAGGTAGTATAAGTCTTACGTATAAAACAAATCAATAACTCTATTGGATTATAGAGTTGGACAGTCCAAGCCATAAAGGAGATAAACGATGGCACTAACAGAAGAAACAGTAGAAGATAAAATCGAGATCGTAGGTGATTACAAACATGTTCAGGTGAGAACAGCCACGGTCATTAAACGTGATGGTGAAGAGATCAGTAGAAGTTTTCATCGACATGTAGTATCACCAGGTGATGATATTACAAGTGAAAGTACAGAAGTACAGGCAATTTGTAATGCAGTACATACACAAGAAATCAAAGATGCTTATGCCGCATACATAGCAGCTCAGACACCAGACGATGAATAGAATAAATATGTGTAACAACTAGGATACACATATGAGTACACTCAAACTAGAACATATAGCACACATTGATAATGCTGGACCTGACATCAGCATTGACTCTAGTGGACACCTAAACATTGTAAATGGTAATTTGCAAATGGGCGGAGTTACCATGTTGGATGCCAGTTCAGGTGATTTTAACACAGGCAACAATGCTAGTTTTAATGTACTAGATGTGGGAGGCGAAGTATCAGGTAGAATACGCAACTGGAGTTCGCCAACCAACAGTATTGCAATTGAAAGCGATCCTCTCAACGCTGCGGCTAACAGTTACCTAACATTTACTGTTGATGGTGCCCAAAAAATGACTATTTTAGACAGTGGATATGTTGGCATCGGCACTGATAGTCCTAATACCAAGCTACATGTTGATGGCAATGGATCTGCGGTTGAGTTAAGAGTTGCTCAAAATGGCACATACTATACAGATATTGGCATAAACCACATAGACGTTTATAATAACGATTTAAGAATTATGATGGGTGGATCTGAGAAATGGCGTTTTAAAAGTGGCGGAGATTTATACGCATCTAGTGCTCAAGAAGTCAAATCTGGTGATAAGTCAGCTATTGGATATGAAGCATTCTTCGGAGCTAACAGTTTACGTTTCAACCGTGATGGTGATAGCTATATCGATACTAGAGGAACAAACAATAACTTAAAATTTAGACACAATAGTAACTATGATATTGCAATGACTATCTTAGGATCAAATGGAAATGTTGGAATTGGTACAACGAATCCTACTAGTAAGTTACACACTGATGGTGCAATAGTTAGTACAAATTTAGCTCAAGGATCTGGTGAATTACAAATTCAAGGTTATGGTAATACTGGTTACATCAATATGAATGGTTCAGGTAGTTTAATATT